TATGCTCGGCACCTACCAGTGTATCGAGTTTATCTACCCCACGCAGCCAGTGAGGGCCGAGACAGTGAACTGTGCGGGCTTCGACTACAACTGGCACATGAACTACAACTACGATGAAGATACGACTCCGTTGATACCGGCTGGAACCATTCTGCACGTGACAAGTTGGCTCGACAACTCGTCTACCAACCGGGGCAACATTGACCCGAAGAATTGGGTTGGAGATGGCCAGCGCACCATTGACGAGATGGCCTTCGCGTGGATTGGGTTTTACGACTTGGAAGACGAGGAGTATGAGGCGGCGATTACTGAACGATTGGAGAAGTTGCAGCTAACTAGCAACGATAACTAGTCTACTGTGTGAGCAGGAAGACCAGACTGTATCAAAGCGGACAATGAGATGGCCGGGTCGAGTACCCGGTCGTCTGTGATAGTGTCATAGCTCGCCCCTGCTTGTGCTTCGTACTTTGAAGGGCACTTTGCGGTGATGCTTTCGCCGTGAAACGTCCACAACGTCAAATCCGATGTTCCAGTTGTGTTGGGCTGGATTGTTCCCCGAACCACCACCTCGGCCTCACTCCTAAACGTATCAGGAACCACCCCGGTATAGGTCACCAACACGCGAGTCTGTGACGTGCTGTCGCTTCGCGGAGGATCGTTTTGGACGATAAACCGATACTCTAGCGTGGACTGTCGACGCAGAATGGAATTCGGCACAACATACCCGTGCATCCGAATGGTACCATTGAGGTTCGATGGTGACTCGTGGAGTTGTGACTGTAACTCATCTACTTCAAAGTAGTATTCTAGATTCTCACCTATTGTAATAAATGTAAGATATCCCACCAGCCCGCAGATACCCAGCGACACGATTACTCTCCACATACGTCTAGTCAATAGAATTTCTCCTGTTACGTCAATGTGACATCACATACACTAACACATTTACACCAAATCTATACCCATCCATCACGAACGCCAGAAAGAATGCTGGATCTGACTCTTGTTCAAAGGTGTCTCCGATGTCGGTGTTGTGTGTCATCAACACCATGATGTGCCCGTTGTCGTTTTGAATCATGCGGTAGTTTACATGTTCGCTTTCTTCCCTGCGCTCAGATGTATCCCCGCCTGTGCCTTTCCAGAATCCAATATTAGGCACTTGAATTTTCTGTGTTGAAGCAAAAATGCTAAAGATGAAATGGTCATCCGGTATATCCACAATGGGATAGGCTTCGAAGCCACCCAACTCTGGGGGGAAGACCATATTCATTTGTGTTTGCCACTGTCGCCAGGCCGCTTCACCCCAGAAATCATCAACCCACAGGAACCCACCTTTGAGCAAGTATTCGCGTAGGCGTGTAGCGGCAATTGGTGTCAACCCCATAGTGCCTACGTCTGCTGTCATGATGAATGGGCAGGTGAAGAGAGAATCGTCGTAGGGATTGTTGATGTCCACCACCCAGTGTGCTGGTTCCCCGGTGCCATCCCGTTTCACTCCAGCGACATGAGCGGTAGTCACCTCGGCAAAACGAATGCCCAAGTTGCGATCCGCCAGAGGGAAGTCTGTGTTCCACCCACTCCCAGAGGGTTCGCTACGAACTTTGGTGTACATGAGATTGCAAAATGCAAACCCATTGTCTCGCCACTCCGTTGGTTTCTCGCGGACTTCTGTATCCCATGGCACCGCCGGCGCTTGCCACAATAAAAACAACAGCAGGAATACCATGCTCGGTTCGTGGCCCTCGACACACCATGCATGGTATAACCTAAAAAAAGGGGGGAGCGTGGCGCTCCCCCCCTTGTGTTGCTGCGAGTGTTCGAAACCTTACATAAGGTTGCGAACGTTGACGATACGATAGTACTGATTCGCACGAGACACGATGGTCCCAGTGCTGGTGCCGTCCGCATTCGCGAACGGGTTGGTGACGATACCGTAACGTGTCTGGAACCCAATCTTCGGCTGGAAGCTGTCGGGGTCCTGCGCACGGAGCATCTGGAGCGGCACATACGGGCAGTAGAACAACCCTGCGTCGTATGGACTCGTTCCACGATAACCAACCACAAAGTGATTGACATCGTTCACCGCAGCATACGGATCGATATACACCTTGTAACGTCCCTGCAAGGTGCCGACGAACGTGCTACCCGTGTCATCCACGGCGAGCTTCGCGTCGTAGTTAGGCGCATACGAAAGGAGTTCAGAAGCAGCAAGCGCACTAGCTACGTCAGACGAGCATAGCACGATGTTGCCCTTCCCCCTACGGGTTGCCTTCGCGATAGCGTTGGCGTCGCGTTCAATCTGGAAGAAAAGTCCCTTGAAACGCTCAACCATCCAACGTCCATCAGAGTCGGTATCGAGGTCGAACACACCAGCAGTCGTGGTGTTGTTGTTCGCACCCGCAACGGCACCGAAGTAGATGGTACGGATAATCTCACGGTTAATCTCCGCAAGAATTTCCGCAGACAGGATGTTAGCAAGCTCCGTCTCAGCATCGAGACCGTGAACCGCCTTCAAGTCCTGCGCGATTTCGATCGTGTACTCAGCTTTCAGCTTTCTGGTTACCGCAGTTACGGTTACCTTATCAATCGAGAATGCCATCTCAGGGATAGCGTTCGCGGTCGAATCCCCACGAGTCTCACCATACGCAGTAGTCATACCACTGTCATACAGATAGTTCGTGGAATTGGAAAGCGCCGAGGTGTTACCAGCAGGTAGCGTGCCCGTCTGGGTAGCAGCGTTCGCGGAGAAGCCGGTGTTCGCCTCGTTGAACAGTGCTTCGGTGCCGGCCTGCGTCGTGAACTTCGACTTCATCGCGAAGATGAGGCCCGTAGGACCTGTCATCGGCTGGACGCCGCATAGGTCATACGCAATGAGGTTCGGCATGGAACGACGGATGAGCGAGATCAGAATCGGATCGAACCCCTGTAGGTTGGCCCTTGGGAAAGCTCCCGCAGCATTGGCAGGCGCAGCCTCAGACAGCAACGTCTGATCCATATACTCTGCCGACTTACCAACCTCGCGAGAGGTGTTCTCCAAACAAATCGCGGTAACTCTCTTCTTCCACGATTCCTTGATCTCAGGAAGGTCGGCATGATTAATGACCTTCGCCCACTTACTCTTAATTTCTTCTGTCAGAAATGTGTCTGCCATCTGCGTGAACTCCTAAATGAATGTTAGCTAACTGTCGCGACAGTTAATAACGCTGTTGATTATTTATACCTCGATGACGCTATAGTTTACCAGTCACTCGATTTCGCTTGTCGAGTAATGGCGTCTGCAACCATATCTGCCTCACCTTTCGCGACTCCTCGCTCCGTCACTTCCTGCACATTTTCTTCGGGCAGACGTGTCGCGCGGCTCGGCTGCTTTTCGAAGTAACTCTCTTTCAGCATTGACAACTTTTCGCGGAAGTCATTGGCATTGACATACTGCGTGTCTTCTGCCAACTTCTCCAGTTTCCCTGCCTGCGACTCACTCATGTCACGCGCAAATGTCGCGACAATTCGTTTCTTGTTTGCTGTCTCTGCCAACCGATGCAGTTTCAGCTTCTCCGTGTACTGCTCATTGACCTGACGCTTGAGTGTTTCCACGTGCTGCGTAAGGCTCTTCACTACATCTGTCTTACTCTCCGGTACATCGATGTAATGCTCCGTGAACAACTTCTGCAAGCCATTCAGGAAGTTCTCCGACAGTTCCGTGCGAAGCGACGACCGCACTGCTGGTCGGTTCGTCTCTACCCACTCTTCAACAACTACATCGAGATACGTATTCAGACGATTCTCCATGAGTTCCTGATGTTCCGCGAGACGCTTCTCATGTACCTTCGAATAGTGCTCGTGGATTTGCTTACCAACCTGTCGTGTGGTACTCTTGATTGCCGACTCAAAGATAGAGGCGACCTTCTTCTGTTGCTTGACGTTGAATCCGGCAGACTCAAAGAGTGACGCTTTCGGCATCTTAATAGAAATCTTTAGCGACTCCTTCAGATCCTCTTCGTCATCGTCTTCATCAACCTTCTTCTCATCGTCGTCATCGTTCTCGTCAAGACCTCCGTCGTCGTCCTCTTTGTTCTTCCGTCCGGGCGTCGGACGAAGGTCGCCGTCTAGGCCGGATTCGTTGACTTCCTTCTCGTCGTCGTCATCGTCCTCATCGACGGCTTTCTCGTCGTCGTCTTCGGATTCGTTGACTTCCTTCTCGTCGTCGTCATCGTCCTCATCGACGGCTTTCTCGTCGTCGTCTTCGGCTTCGTTGACGGTGATTTCCGTGACGGGTAGAGTGGCAAGTTCATCGATGGCCTTATCAAGGTCATCAACGTCCTCTTCCTTCTTGTCGCCATCAAACTCAATTTCAACTTCGTCGTCGGCGTCCTGCTCAGTTACCGCAGCTACCGCCTTGGGATCTCCATCATCATGCTCCACGACATCAACTTCCTCTTCGTCGTCTTCAGTCTTGAGATGGGTAGGCTCTGCTGGAACCGATCGTGGGATAGACGAATCGGTTTTTAGCTTGCCGGCGTAGTCGAGCTTATTATCGGTTGCGTCACCGAGGTCCTCGCGGTCGCCCCCCGAAAGATGAGTGGGTTCCTGATTGCGCGGGCTCAGTTGTGCAGCGGACACTGGATTAACAAGAGATTCTGCCATTGGTATTACCCTCAAAAATTGTGCCAACCCACTGGGGTCCGGCATCAGTGTAATATATTTAGCGTTATGCTATTTTCTACGAGACTTGCGTGCCTCTCTTCAATTCACGCATGAACGTCTCGAAAATGCGTGTTTCCAACGCCCGTGCTTGTGACCGAGTTTTTACAGGTGCTTTGGTGGTAGCTGTGTGGAGTTTCTGCACTTGTGCGGTCGACAACGTTCCGTTGTCCCAAACCCATTCGTGCTGCTCCCGCAGGCCACGAACGAACGCTTGCGGCGCGCTTGGGTCGGCAACGATATCCGCGGCTGTTGCAAGAAAGAAATCGTCCGCGACGACATCTCCATCCGAGGAGTCTTTTAACGAACCAACACCACGGGACGACACGCCAAACTTGACGCCCTCGTCAATGAAGGATTTCACAATCTTGCCGTATGGCGTGTCCATAATCTTCGCACGCCCCATGAAGTCTGCTCCATTTGCTTCCAGCTTCGTAATCATGTGACTGACACGGTCAAGATTGATATGCGGGGATTCGGGGTGCCCCAATTCGCCTAACGCACGGTTCTGCGTGACGTATTCTTCGTTGTAGCGAGCAACTTCGCGCTGCAACACCGCCATCGGATATGTGCGTCCATTACGATTCTTCACTTCCGCCTGTAGGAACACGCCTTCGATGGCATAGATTTTCTTGCCATCTTTCGTGTCTTCTACTAGCGGCTTGACGTAATCGTAAACTTCGGCGATAAGTTTCATGGGTTATTCGTCCTTACCAGCCAGATGACGGTGCGGGCGGGGCGCCGTCGTCACGCTCCTCTTCATCGTCACCGTTGTCGTCTTCGTCGACCTCTTTTGGATACGGCTCATCCAGCAGCGCCTTCCCCTCCGCTTCGTCATCTGTAACTTCGTGCTTTAGCCCGCAGCTTTCGTTCTTTGCTTTATACCCTTTGTCGACGGCCTTGAAGAAGTCGTCCTTCTTGTCGGCGGGAATATCTTTGGGTGACGAAACGTTCCACTTCTTCAGCATCGAGTCGAAGTACTTCTTGTAATCCGACGAGAACGGGATGGTGTCTTCCTTGAAGATGGTTCGACGCTCAACATCGAGACGATCCGCCACCTTCTGTTGCATGATCTCCTTGAAGACCTGCCCGGCGCCTTGCCAGTTGGCATCCTTGACATTCTGTACGAGTTGCGTAAATGAATTCATAAGATATCCTTTAGAGTCCGCTCGGAGCATACCCGCGCAGTTTCACTAAGTCAACGATGACGGTATAGGCTGCCTTCGCGCTTGAGGTTGTATAGGTGCTAATATAAAAACTGCCGTCTGCACTGGTGCCGATACCCTGCGCATTGGAAATAATTTGCCCCGCGAGCGCGTTCTTGCCGAAGTAACCGGAACCGGAGAGAAGCACCGCAGGAATAATGGCCTGCGTGGAACCGGGATCTAGGTTCCCACCTTTGAATCCCAGTTCGACCGTCATATCGGGGTCGATGGAATACCAGATGCTGCGAATGGCCAACTCGCGAACTAAATTGAGTGACGCACTCGACGCGGCTAATGCGGCTGTGCTGCCAGTAAGTGTAGTCGTCAGATCCTCACCGTCGGTGAACGATCCTGACGCATTCGTTACGACAATTGTATTCGCGCTCCTCCGCCATTCAACAATCTGTGCTGTCTTTCCGCTCGACTGGCCCGTCACGGTATCACCCGACTGGAAGATACCATTTCGATTGGCTGTCGTGAGCGCCACTGTCTTGTATGTCAGCGCAGCAGTATTTACCTTGAGCACATCCGCTTCGTCTGTACCATTGCTAGTATAGTACAAACACCGCACAGTTACATGCTGTGCGCTCTCCGTAAGGATATGAACATTGGCGGTCCCTGTTGTAATGGCCATAGCGTATTCCTATTTAGTATCCGCGGTCTTCTTTGGAGATGAGGCATTCGTGTCATCATCCGCAGGAGAAAAATTCGTATCTGTCTTCCCCGCTGGTGAATTGTTCTTGCGCAAGGCTTCGTCGGCCTCGTGATCGAATGTATCGTCTTCACCAGGCCGGCCGGCAGGTTCGGGCGGGCTCACACGGTTATCTTGTGCAATCTGCACAACATCATCGTCCGTTAGCTTGAGAATGTCTCGCTTGACAAACGCTTCGGAATAATACCGCCCGACAAACGCATCGGCTTGCGACGCCAAATTCATGCGCGTTGTCAGGATTTCGTTCATCTTCAGTTCTTCGAAGTACGAATCCTGTTGCCAGGTATAACGAAGGCTGTCCTTGATGTCATACCACTCAGCCTCCGTCATGACATTCTTGAGACGGAGCTGCCGTTCTAGCAACTGGTCGAACATATAGTCGAACTGTACTTGCAAGCGATGAATATATTTGTTGAATCGCAGTTCGTCGCGTGTAATCTCTGACGCACGCCCGAGATTGAATCCTTGCCCCTGATCGATGCGCGACGGCGGCAGACTCAAGGCGCGATACAGTTTGCGTCGGAAGTAATCGACATCTTCCATCTGACCGAGATTCGCGCCGCCCGGCAACGAGGTGACTTCTGTACCCTTGCCACCCTCACGGCGTGGCAGCCAGAAATCTTCGAGCATGCTCATGAATTTGCGGTCGTCTCGTACCTCGCCAGTCGCGGTATCATACACCAACTTATTCCGGTGCTTCTGCATGATGTCGTAGAGATACTGTTCTGCTTTAGCTTTCGGAAGATTGCCGACATCGATATAGAACACTCGACGCTCTGGCGCACGAGAGACACGATAGATGACGGAGGAATCTTCCACCATCCGCAAGAGGTTCAGCGGTTTGATGGCTTTGTGCAGCCACGACAGCACAGTGCGTTTGTTCGCGTCGTAAAGTCCCGACGGGCAGAACGCAACTGAGTCTGCTGCGATACGTACGCCTTGGTAATTCATCAGCGCACCGTTAGGTGATTGTGACGCGCCGCGGCCGCTTGGCGAGACAAAACCCATTGGATTGTAGACGAAGTATTCACGTTCCACTTCGACAATATCGGACTGCGTCTCGGTATGACGTTTGCTCTGGACTTCGCGCACCTTGCGAATCGTGCGCGGGTCGACAATACGCAATTCCTGAATGCCAGACTTGGTGCTGCTTTCATCCACCACCAAATGCAGATAGAGTCGCCCGTCAATGTACCACTGACGCACAATGCTATACGCATCCCGATGGAAGTTCATCATCTTCAGTAGATTGATGAATTCCGCCTGGACACGGGCCTTTAGTTCTGGTGTGAGATTGGTGAAGTCAAGATTGAGCGAGACGGGTAGTCTGTCTGCATCCTGTACGACAAGTTCGTTGACGATCTGGTCAATCGCCTCATCGACTTCCGCGATGATTTGCATCTCGCGGTAGCGATTGATAAGTTGGAAGTCATCGACGATGCCGCCGTCGAGGTCGAGGTAATAGCCGAAATGGCCACCAGCCGCGCCAAATTGAACGTTAAGTGCGCCGTCCTGATTGTCAGGCGGCACGAAACTAACGGTATTGGACGTGGGTTCGTTGCCAACCGCAGCAGGCGCCGACGACCGCCTATTGAAATCGAACTCAAACCCAAATAAGCGGGGCAATTATACATCCTCTGAATGGAAGGTGAATGACATAGGACAAGCTCACTTTCTGGAGAGCCCGTTAAGGCGCTCTCCCCGAAACATTGACATGGGCGAATATGCCGCGGAGCATGATTACAGATTAACGTCGTCGGACTAATTGATGCTGGCTGAAAAGTCGATGTCAACGTTTTTCTGGCTCAGAGTGGATGATGTCCAGTACTGATACTGGAATTCCACCGTATACTCCTCAATCGCCTCTGACGACCAATCCAACGCAATCGTGCCCAGTGCCGTTGGGAATGCGCTAACGAAGATATACTCCGCTGACATACCTCCGCTACGCTTCAACTGCCTCAGCGCCAAGTCTACCTGATAGAAATCAAGACGGGTTGAACCAACCGCCACCTCATGCCTCGCGATTTTGTCCATCCATTGTTCGAATTTCGCGCGAAGCGCGTACGCCTCATCATTGAGAATAGTAACCGATAGTGTCGCAAAGGTTCGGTCTCCCGCAATCTTGAGTTTCCGGCCGAAGTAGGGCACCTCAATCACCCCAACACTTGACCCCGGAATTTCCGAGACTTTAGTCAGAAAACGCGCATTCTCCGTGTTGACGCCCGAGCCAGCTAGGGGAAAGTTAATTTCCATTTCAAAGAGTGATGGACGGGCGCCGCCGTCTTGCATTTTATTGCGAAACGAATCGAGATCGAAAGCCATGTATGTAACTCCTTTTGACTACGTGAGCGCGGGATGTGTTAGGAGATCGCGCCGACTACCTCTGTGAACGACACGCCGCTACGCACGGCCACGAAGTTCAACTGAATGAAATTAATTGCACGAGCCGGCTTCACAAAGATACTGCCCACAAATTCATTCCGGTCAACGACATCCCCAGGGTTGTTTGTCGAATCGCAGACGACCAAGTAATCCGTGATGCCGCGCCGCGCTTTAACAGTTCGCAGAAACGGCTCGACCACATTCTTGAATTGCGACCGAGTGAATTGGTCATTGAACTCAAACAGATTGTCTTTCGCATACCGCGAAATCGTCTTTTCTAGTACGATGAACAATCGACGCACATTGATGCGGTCAAACGCACTTGGCCGATTCAACAGCGTCTTGTCACCATACAGCAACACACCCTGACCCGGGAAGCTCACTACCGGGTTGACACCAATTTTATAGAGGTCATCCCGGTCACCCTGCTTCGGTGTCCACGCCAGTTTCACCACGTTCTTAATATTGCCGCGGGAGAAGCCGGCAGGTGAGAACCACGGGTCTTGCGCCTGATCAGTGTGCGCTGCTAAGCCCGCAATATCTCCGTTAAGTGGCACCCAGCGATATACATCGTTATACTTATCATACAAATATTTCCAGCCGCTATCCATAACAGCATAACTGCTGTTTGGAAGATTGTTTCTGTCGGTCGTGATCGACGCGACCTCGCTCCCGAGGTTGTTCACGACACTGGCTTTCAGTGGCGATAGGAACGCGACTGCATCCTTACGCACTGCGGCGATGTCATCGACTACATAAGTGCCCAGTGTCGATGGTGTCGCAGGACCGCTGATCAGCAGTGAAACATCTGTCGAGTCCGGGTCGACAAAGAGGTCCCATCCCGTTTCAATCTGTCCGACAGTAATGTTCTCGTTATCGTCGTTACCACCTAGCAGTGACTTCGTATACGGTAGCGACTTACTACCAAAAGTCAAGCCCAGCGTCTTTGAACCCCAGTTTGTCGTGGTACCCACGTGGGACAACCACCATACATACTGCGACTGACGATTCAACACATTCTTATAATAGTTGTTGTCACCGTTTAGAGACTGACCATCAGAGGCTTTCGAGAGATAGGCATACCTTTCGATTGGAACGTCAACCACACCATCGAATTTCCCATCTTCGTCCGTGACCACCACATGCATCTCGTCGGTGGTGCCGGAATGGTCAGTTCCGTACTGGCTCGTTCCCGGCGCGCCGTCGAAGTGCTGCCAGTATTCCCACTGACGCTGCCAATTGGTGGTTGTCCATGTATTCGCGACAACCACAGCCGACTCCATAATCATCGACGAGCTATTCGTCAATGTCTTTACCTGATACCGAGCCCCGCCGATGCTGATGTAGTCGCCGACAATCAACTCGGTGTTAAAGGCTGGCGTCGAAGTGCCGGTGACCGTTGCACTACCTGCGGTCGTGACGAGACTACCAGACGCATTCGCTTGGAAAGCCTCCGCAGACGGGCAGATACTCACCTTGATCGAATTCCCCAGATCACCTGGCCACTTAGCTGCAACGGCTCCGTACCCCGTCGCGCCGCTGTCAAAGGACGAATCATGGTGGGTATCGTTCTTGATAAGCAGACCACGTGTGGTGTAGGTATTCGCACCAGAAACGGCACCGGACAACGCAGAGGAGACAGTCAAATGCGTGTTGTCGGTAATCGTCGCGACGGTCGCTGATTCGCCTGTCGCAAGGTTAATCGTTTGACCGACAACCAACTCAGTCTGAAACAACGTGCCTGTTCCCGTAATGGCCGTCGTTGAGGTATTCGCCATCCCTGTGCCGGTAGTCGACTTGTTGTCACTCGTTGCATTCAGCGCATTACCGCTGACTGCCCGAACAACTTTAAGTGTATTGGAATACGCCAGAAATGCCGCAGCAGAGAACCAATATTGGAAGTTGTTGGCGTCTGGTTCACCGAACTGATCGATCAAGTCGACTTCAGAAGCGACGTTCTGCACTTGCAGACACGGACCCCATACAAAAGGGCCGACAAATCCGCCGGCCGACAGAGAGACGTTTTGGACGCCTGATGTCAGATCCACTTCAGAAACATTGATGCCCGGCGAAACTTGAAATGCCATAACCCTATATCTCCTTCGTAACGGAATTCGGAAAAAGAATGCCGCAAAACCTGTGCCGTCGGTGTGTATAACGGCGGATACTTGTATTTAGATTTTCAGGGCGTTCGTCATCTCCAGAACTCGTTCGCAATCTCATTCTCAATATCCTCATCAGAGAGCAACCAACGATCACCATCATCAACAAATGAGGACTCAGGTTCGCTACCGAGATATCCTACAAACGGCTCATCGAGTGTGACGGGTTCATATTGATTGATGAGCAGTTTCCGCATGGACAAGCCTACATAGTTCTCAAATCCCGTTTGTGCAGTCAACCATCCCAAGAGTACCAGCGTCATCACACAATCGTCATGTGCGCCCTGTTCTGCTCTATAGTTAGCTCCGTGCGCAACGAATGTTGTCAGTTCTCGTAATGTCTCATAGTCATAAATGAGGAGTTGGTCTTTTTCGACCATCGCTCGTAGCGCAGCACAGCCAATACGCTTTGTGGCTTGTGTCTGGCGCAATCCCATCTTCGACTTCACATGAAACCCACCGGCTAACATCTGGCCGCGCTTGGGGTGCATGCGCACGAAGAGAATGTTCTCGTACTCCAGTTCCGCGTGTAACGTATCCGCGACAAGAATGCCAACGTCGTTGATTTCAACTAGCGTATATGCGTTACAATAATACGCAGCGACATCACGCACGATAGGCGCAAATAGTTGCGGAGTGATATTGTTTCGTCGATACACCGCGACTTGTCGAAACGGCGATATCGACACGTCAAAGATATTTATCACACTGTAATCTTGCTCCTGCCCCTGCGAGACATCTATCATTGCCACATAGATATGCGAGGGGTTCCCCTTCTCATCTGCGCGAATCGGCTGCGCATAGATTTTGAGGTCACCCCGAATATCCACCGGCGTCATAAACGACATAGACGCGAGCTTATGCCCTGGGATGAGTGTATTCGCACTGCCCTGGAACGAGCATTCAAATTCCTGTTCCCAGGCTTGTTCGCTGCCAAGGTTCGTTCGCATCTCCTTGGCCCACGCTTCATCGCGCCCGGGCACATCGCGCCAGGTGAAACCGATTGGAAAATAGGAGTTGCGTTTCTCTTGTGCGTCGTTCCAAATTTTGTAGAAGAGGTTGTATCCGTTTGGTGTGCTGACGATGAATAGCTTGGTGGTTTT